AGGTGACCTCATCCGTAGGTCCTTTCGCAGAAGCGATAGCGACAACACCGATGTTTTGGTCAGAGACGTTAATGGTGGCTGTTAGATCAACCTCCTTTATTTGTACTCCTGGTGAAGCAAACGCCATGTGTATATCCTCTATGAGATTTATTCTCCAAACTATTTATTGTTTAGGGGCTTTACATAGGGGAAACAATGCATGAACACACTACCAGTCTGGATATTCCCACTCTGCGGTTCTTCCATTCTTCCTTTTATTGGTTATTCTTTTTTTAGTGCATTGCTTGCATTCATATGAGTAAGATGATGGATATTTACCTCTATCTTTTCGTATCAAATAATAATCTGTAAGTAGATCTTTTTTCTCTCCACAAGATCTACACTTTCTCTGTTTAAAAAGAAGATGTTCTAAATTAAAGTCATCATCAAGGTTCATTTGTATTCCCACATGTAGGATCTATCCCCGTATTCATCGACCTTCCATACGTCACCAGCTGAATCCACAAAAGTACTTTCTTCAAACCCATCGTTGATAAACCCAAACGGCGCCATGTCTTCTTCAATTGCTTCTCTTTGATCTTCAAAGATCCTCTTTCTAATATCATCAGATGTAAGTTCTTTGAAATAATCAGATGTACATAACCATGCAAAGATAACCAAACACATTGCAAGGTCATCATTACATCCTTCTTCTGCTTCAAATGATTGTTTCTTTTGAATGAAAGTAGTTAGTTCTGCAATTATATCGTAGTCACTTACTAATAATTTATCATCTTCAATAAGTGCTTTCAAGTTAGAACATCCAGTCTTTTTAACTGTAGATGTCATCTTTACACCTAACTGTGATTTATGAGAGAATCCTTGTCCAACTAATTGACCAGCACGTCCTCTCATCGCACACATAAGAAGGTTGTCATACTCCAAGTCAAACTGCATAATATCTGCAACCTGTCCACCAATATCATTAACCTCAACCATTACAAATGCATGATTATAATTTTTAGCAACTTGTTCTATAATGTTTGGAAACAACAGAGGTTTGATTGTATTATTTTTATATTTTCCTACTAGCTTATAAGGTATAGTTGTAATATCAATTAGAGCAAATGCAGAATAGTCATTACTGACGCCCCTAGAAACGTCAACTGTCATAATATATGTGTGATCTTTCTTGACCGCTTCGTAAATTTGCAATCCATTACTAGATTCAATTGGTTCTTCATACACCATCATCTTCAACTTAGATGGTGCAATCAGTGTATCAACAGATCCCAGGAACTCACACTCAAATTCCTGTGTGAATTGTCTTTGAGAAGTGTTTGCAATAGTTTGTTCTTTCCATTTGGCGTCCCTACCAGGAACCTGTGACCAATGGACTTCAGTTGTAGTATATTCATTCCTACCAAGTTCGGCATCATGCCATAACTTGTAGAACATATTCATCCCGTTTGGAGTAGAGATGATAATCACCTTGGTAGATTTACCAGATGAAATAGTAGGATATACAGAACTAAAAAACTGTTCTGCAATGTGATTTGGAACGAACGCAAATTCGTCCAAGAAAATAATATTGAACGACATACCTCGAACAGCAGAACTAGAGGTAGATGCTGCAAGGATCTTAGATCCGTTCTCTAGTTCCACGTTACCCTTGTTCCACGCAAGAATACCATGTTGCATCCATCGCGGTAAGTTCTCGTATGCTAACTGCAAACGAGATAATAGTTCTCTTGAAGTTGATGCTTTGTTGGCAAGAATACCAATATTTACATTGTCATTAAATATGATATAATGAAGCAAGTAAGAAACGACAGTAGTAGACTTACCAGTTTGTCTTGGAAGTTTTGCAATGTTAAATCGATTGTCGTGGAATCTTCGTACCATCTCCTCTTGGAAATCGTACATGTCAAATGGTACAAGACCTTCATCCAGAGAGACGATCTTGATATAGTTTTTAGCAAAATAAACTGGATCGTCTTTACACTTCAAAAATTCGATTACCTGTTCTTCGGTAAACTCAATCGGTGTATTTGCTTTTTTTAGATTGGGATTACCAAGATAAATCGAATCAGATGACATAATTATTTTTCATAAAAGGTATATTCAGTCAGCATAGCAAACAGTCTAGTTTTCAATATCTGTAGATATTCCTGTTCCTCAGCTGGTCTCGCAGGAGAACCAGGCCAAGTTTGGATTGCATAGCATACATGGTTATAAAGCATTCTAACTTCATCATGACCCATATGCATTTCCATCACCCACTCGCCCTGGTTTTCTTCGTTCATGTTAGTGTCCCTTTTAATCTCCTAATTTCTCTTAGTTCTTCAAAGTTCTTCTGTTTTGTTCCACCGTCGTATGGCCAAGCATATCCTTCGGTGATCATGATTTCATTGAGGGAAAGTTCTTGATCCCCGATGTAGAGCCAGCCGAGGAGGCGACCATATTTGCCCACTCCACCAACAAGCTCAGTTCGGATAACAAGATCTTCTTCTCCACCAATCGCCGCTTCAAGACGGTCCTTAAGCCAATTTGTCGCATCAATGCCTAACTCCTTTTCTTCTTTGTCACGGGTTCGTTTTTCTGGTGTATCCACACCAGCAACTCTAACTCTTTCTTTTTTATAAAGATCGAATCCGAGGTCAATAGTGACATCAATAGTGTCTCCATCAACTACCCTGTTTATCTCGATCACTCGGAAGTTGTAGCAACTCTTCCGACTTGGAGGTGTCATCGCTCCCATGGGATTCACGTTCATCTATACCTAGTATATAGTAGATGACGTAAGCAACACCCACTAAGAGTATCACCAATAACCAGATGATACTCCAAGTTACATCATTTACATCCTCAAGGGGGCGAAGAAATAATTCCACTTTATTGATCTAACTCACTTAGTTCGTCCAACATTCGCTTCCGTTCATCAATCTTACCGTCAATATATCCTGCTCTATACTCCCACGTTTGTCCACCATCCTGACCTTTCTTAGGATTGATGCACTTTTCATTACCTAATTTATTACAAACCAAACCAGCAAGGTCCAACTCGCTATCTTTTGTTTGGTTTCCAGTACCACGCCATACATGCTGTCCGTTTACCCATTGGGCACCGCACTTCTCGCATTCTTTCCTCTCTAGTTTAAGATCTGAAAGCTGTCGATCAGGATCGGTCATCGTTAATCTCCTTGATAAGTTTTTTGTACTCTTCAGTTTGACTGATGAGTTGGTTTTTCAGTTTTCGTCTCATCAGAGACATTTTAAACTGAATCCAAGCATACCTTAGTTGTAAGTCTGCATAATAAAATAACCTCATTGTCGCATCATACCCTGCTGTTGCAAACAGAATAGCTACGAAAATGAGGATTAGGTAAAAACCTAACATTGTAGTCATGCAATTACCACTACAGTATAGGTCTATTTATTTAGAATGTCTGTATCGTTAGATAACAATTTGATTAGTTTGTATAAGCAATTGCAGTTGCCCACACTTCACCACCAGTTGTGGCAACATCTAATACAGCACCAGAATCTTTCTCGATGATAATTCCAGTATTTGGGGGAATGACAACAGAACTCGCAACTGCACCAGCAACAGTTACTCTGTTTGCTGCAGTATGAGCATTTACAACCCAAGCAAGTGTACCCGATGTCAGAGTACCAGTGCTTGGATTAGCTTGAATATCCTGTGCTTCAGCTAGTGGTTTGATGTTCATTGTAGTTTCCTTTTTGACTATTTATCAGCAGTTCCATGCTCTGAGGGACTTATTGATCCTAGAATCTGGATCTGAAGCAGTCTTCTTAGAAGTCAACTTCTTTTTCATTCCTTTCATTCTCGCACAAAAACTCTTTCTACGAGGGTTCCCAACTTTTTTTGAAGGTGCCTTAAGATCGCTTCCTGGGTTTTCACGCTCATACGACTTCCTTCCCTTCTCGTTGAGTCCACCCTCTTTGTTCTTTCCAGATTTTCTGGTCCATGCTGCTGCTTCATTAGTAACTTCTTCATTCTTTGGACGACAATCATTGACGAGTTTACCACCCTTCATTTTCATGCCTACTTTCTTGTGAGTAGCCCAACACTTTTGTGCTTTTTCGTTGAATTGAGAGAAAGATACATTACCATCAAATCCCTCTTTCTTTGATTTGTTACCCCAGTTCTTTGCACCTTTTTTACGGCACTTAACAAGAGCACCAGATGCATATGCAGAAGGCCATACATCATAACGTGCTTTTACCTTATGGTAACAAGCATCTTTCTTTTCCAACATCATCTCTTCTTGTGTCACGTTTTTGGCCCTCCCCGTTCTGTTTGGATTTGGATCTTCTTTACGTTTTTTAGCAGCTCTTTTATTTCTTTCGTCTTTACTCATCGATGCACGATCATCTGCATCGCGACAATATGGTTTTGTTTTCTGTCCTGGTTGTTTAGCACATGGTTTACCATCGTACTTACCACCTGTTTGAACCCATCCACCACCTTTAAACCAATCGCGGAGGGAATAACCTTTTGATTTGGCACCTTTGCCATC